TCTATGAACATTATGCTTGCGGAGTGGGCAAATCGTGGCCTTAATCAATGGACTATTGAGCAAAGAACTCAAGCTTTAACTGCTAATGATTCAGAGTATAGTTTAGGCACTGATATTATAGATATATTATCTGTGGTTGTTAGAAGAAGTGGCACAGACTTTAGCATGACTAGAATTAGTAGAGATACTTTTATTAACTTACCAAACAAAACATCAACTGGTAGACCTACACAATATTTTTTAGATAGGCAAATTACACCTAATTTAAAATTATATCCTACTCCAGAGAATAGCACAGACGTAATTGTATATGACGCTTTAACAAGAATGCAAGATGCTGATACACAGGTTAATACACTTGAAATACCATTTAGATTTATACCTTGCCTAACAGCAGGATTAGCATACTATATAGCTATGAAAAGGGCACCAGATAGAATACAAGTTCTTAAAACTGTGTATGAAGAGGAGTTTGAAAGAGCAATGGCTGAAGACAGAGATAGGTCAGCATTTAACGTAACCCCTAAACTTGATTATTATAAGGTTGGATAATGCCCTTTGCTAGTGGTAAATATGCTTACAGAATATCAGATAGGTCTGGTTTTCGTTATCGAATTAAGGACACAAGAAAAGAATGGAATGGTTCTATTGTAGGTAAAGACGAATATGAAGAAAAGCACCCCCAACTAGAACCAATAAGGTCAACACCTGATGCCGAAGCAATTCAAGATGCAAGACCTGATGTAGAGGATGATGGAAAAAAATTTATCGTTTATACAAATACTGGACTTGGGAATCTAGGAGCGTTGTTAACAAGTTTTAGTGCCACATCATCTGTAGGCACAGTTACAGTGAGTACAACATGAGCTTTACCTTAACAACTTTGAAACAATCCATACAAGATTGGACAGAAAATGATGAAACTACATTTGTCAATGAGTTAGATTTTTTTATTAAAAATGCTGAAGAGAGAATACTCAAAGTTGTTGATTTAGATTATTTTAGAAAAAACGTAACTGGTGGTTTAACAAGTGGAAATAAATTTTTACAAAAACCAACTGATTATTTAGCTTCTTTTTCGTTATCTTTTGTAAACTCAAGTAATCAAAATGTATTTTTACTACAAAAAGATGTAAATTATATACAAGAATTTACACCAAATCCAACGACTACGGGCAGTCCTAGATTTTATTCGTCTTTTGATGTAGACAATTTCATTGTAGCACCTACACCAGATTCAAATTATTCAGTAGAATTGCATTATTATTATAGGCCAGCTTCGCTTACTACAGTAGATTCTGGTGTTACATGGATAAGCACAAATGCACCTGACGCATTATTATATGGTTGTTTGATTGAAGCTTACACCTTTATGAAAGGTGAAGATAATTTGATCCAGTTATATACAGCAAGATTTGCTGAAGCAATGAGCAGACTAAAAATTTATGGCGAAGGACAACAAAACACAGATGCTTATAGAGAGGGTTTAGTAAGAGTTCAAAAACAATAAGAAGGTAGCAAAATGAAAAAATCTAAAAGTGTAGCCATTGTAGGGTTAGGTAGCACCTGTTCCGAATATATGATGGCAAAAATAAGAAGTGAAAAATTTGATGAAGTTTGGGCAATTAACTCCATGTCTGGCGTTATCTATCACGATAAGTGTTTTATGATGGATCCTCCATCAAGATTTCTTGATACACCTAACGCTGGAAAACAAACTAATATTATGGCTGATAGGTTAAAACAAAAGTTAGACATTCCTATTTTTAGTTGTACTCTTGATGAAAGGTGTCCAGATGTTGTTGAATTTCCATTGCAAGAAATTTTACAAAAAACAGGATATGCCTATTTGAACAATACTGTTGCTTATGCTTTAGCTTATGCGGTAGCACAAAATGTTACAGATTTACATTTGTATGGTATAGATTTTACTTATAAAAATGTTGCTTTTGCAGAAGCAGGCAGAGGATGTTGTGAGTTTTGGTTGGCTATAGCCACTACAAAAGGAATAAAAATTAATATCGCTCATAATTCTTCTTTATTAGACACTAATGTACCAGATCATGAAAAACTTTATGGCTATCATAGATTAGATAATCCTTTGGTATCAACTGTTTCTGATGGTACATTAGTAATTAAAAGAAAACCTAAAGAACAACCGCCAGAACCTTTAGATGCCACACCTAATTTAATAGGCAGAGAAGATATTCCTGGAGTAACATACGAGGAGAAAAATAATGAAGTTTGAAAATTTTATATTATCACTACCTAATTTTTTACCAAATGAGGCGTGCGATGATCTTATAAATTTATTTAACCAAACAGATACAGATGTGGAAAAATCAGAAATAGCATGGAAAGACCACAATAAAGCTCCTGATAGATTAGACGTTACTTTTGGGGGCAGAGAGATGCTGAGAGAAATGCAATGTTTTGATGAAAAGGGGAATCCTGCAAATGCTGTGGCACTTTTTCGACAAACCTTAAATAATGCTTTAAATATTTATTTAGATAAAGTACCCAATTTAAAACAAAAGGTAGCAGATGGTTTAGGGTATTTTAATACGGATCCTTATAAATGGCAAAAAACTGAGGTAGGAGGTGGTTTTCATAGATGGCATTATGAAAACACTCTTGATAAAAAAAGAGAACTAACTTGGACTTTATACTTGAATGATGTTGAAGAGGGGGGCGAAACTGAGTTCTTATATCAACACACAAGAATAAAAGCACAAAAAGGTCTTTTTACAATATTTCCTGCAAACTTTACACATACACATAGAGGTAATCCTCCAATATCAAATGTAAAATATATTGGAACGGGTTGGTACATTTGGAAATTCAATGAGTTGACTTTACTAAATCAAGGAGTAGAAATTGATCCAGAAACCTTTGGACCATAAGAGGGTACTTGATCTATTTGGTCCTCCCATAGTGCAATTTAAAATACATCCAAAAGATGTAGATATTTTGAATAAACAATGTGATGAATTGATAGCCAATAACAAATTAAGAACACAGTTAGACGTTAGTCATAGGTTAAGTAAAAATGTCAGAGGCGATATAGAAGAAGAATTAACTTGTAAATTACAAGATAACGAGTTTACCTCTTTTAGAAAAACTTTATATGATGCAGTAGAGTTTTTATATAAAACTAAATATAACTATGCAGAAATCAATATGGAATTAGACGTACATAACGCTTGGTATGTAAGGTCTTTTGAAGGTGATTTTAATCCTTTACACAACCACACTGAATATAATTTCATGCCACAAACATATCCTTTTTCTTGTGTGGGGTACTTAAAAGTACCTGACGGAATTACAGATAAAAACAAATCAGGATATATTGAGTTTTTTGATAATGGCAATGCTGGAGGTCAGTCTTTTCAGCCAATAGTAGGAGATTTGTATTTATTCCCATCTGGTCTGTACCATACTGTTTACCCTTTTCGTGGCAAGGGTGAAAGAAGATCATTTTCATCAAATATTACTGTTAGGCTTATGTAAAGAAAATGGATTTTATAGAAGTATATAATAACGTATTACCTTTCAAAATTTGCGATTTTGTTATGAACTTATTTAAATCCCATAAAAATTTTGTTAAAGATGGTGGCACTTTATCAGGTGTAGACAAAAAATTTAAAGATAGTTCTGACTTGGATTTAATTGAAATAAAAAAATATTTACCAACAGAAATATGGCAAACTTTATCTGAGTGTATTAGAGAATCATATGCAAACTATATTTTGAAATACCCTCCTTCTGGATTAGATGCAATTATGGAGATGCACAAAACTCAAAACAAACAATTAGCTAAAACAAAAATATGGTCGATAAATTCTGTTTATCCTCTTAGTGCTTTGGCAAGAAAATATAAGAAAGGTGTGCAAGGGTATCATGCTTTTCATGCTGATCAAGGACATGGTTTTCCTCATGTTTATAGACAACAAATAGCCATGTTTTATTTAAATGACGTTACAGAGGGAGGAGAAACTGAATTTTTTTATCAAAACAAGAAAATTAAACCTACAAAAGGGTCATTAGTTATTTTTCCTGCTTTCCATACTCATTTGCACAAGGGTAATATTCCAATAAGTAATGACAAATACATATTAAATTTTTGGTTGATGATGGGAGTTCCAAGCAAAACAGATTTAGATGGAATTGGTGAAGATAATTATTTTTTAATAAAGGAGAATGGATATGTTTAAGGTAGGAGTTTCACAAGTAGGAAGTGTTAATGTAATGACTTCAGATAAAGGTGGATTAACAAGTGAGCAAATAGCAGATTTAGCCGTAGATAAAATTGCAAGTATATCAGAAGACGCACCCCCTCATGTTAAGCAACAAGCCAAATTATTTCGAGAGCAGCTCAAAGGAGTAATCTTTCATTATCTTCTCTTGGCAAGAAAGGAAGAGCGTGGTACAATCATTCAAGCCTTGCGATCAAGTGGTCACAAGGAAATGGCTGAATATATAAGGAGACTCTAATATGGCTATAGCACAAGCAATGTGTACTTCCTTCAAGAAAGAGTTACTAGAAGGTGTACACAATTTTAAAAACTCAGGTGGAGACACTTTTAAACTAGCTTTATACGCAGAAGGAAGTGGTGGTAAATCAAGTACAACTGCGACACTAGGAGCAACAACAACTGCTTTTGTGACAACTGGTGAAGTAGCATCAAGTGGCACATACGCTACTGGTGGTGGTTCTTTAACAAGAGTAGATCCAACTACTTCTGGAACAACTGCATTTACAGACTTTAGTGATTTAAGTTTCACTACTGCAACAATTACTGCAATGGGTGCTTTAATTTATAATAGCTCTGATAGTAACAAAGCAGTTGCTGTTTTAGATTTTACATCTAACAAAACATCTACCGCTGGAACTTTTACAATTCAATTTCCAACAGCAGACGCTTCAAACGCTATTATTAGAATAGCCTAGGAGTTTTAAATGACTACCCTCGGTTGGGGACAAGGAACTTATGGAAACAATCCTTGGGGTGGTTTCATAAGTGTTGACGTTAGTGTTACAGGTTTTGGATTAACCTCTTCATTAGGCACTATCCCTGCTGTTCATGGAGCTGCTCCAGTTCCTATCTTCTTAGGATGGGGTGAAGGAGGCTGGGATCAGAACGCATGGGGTGGTCGTGAAAGCACCGCTTTTGGCGTAGATGGTTTTGGTCTTACTTCGAGTCTAGGTAGTGTAACTGTTACTGGTACTGGAGCAGTTTCGCTCACTGGCGTTGCTGGAACAACTACACTCGATTTCGATTCTACAACCGATATTGTTATCAATGAAACGGCTGTCATTGACTTTAGAGACAGCCTCATGGCTACATCATTCAGTCAAGAATTTGGACTGACTGTAGATGGTTTTGTCCAAGATGGACAAACAATAGGTAGTGGCTCAAACACAGAAGACATCACAACCACTGAAAGAACACAAGATATTGTTCTTGCAGCTGAAATGGATCTGCCATCTTCTTTTACAAAAGCTTCTTGTATTTGGGAAGTTGGAGGTACTGGATCTGGAGCTTGGTTTGGAATATCAGAACAAAGTAGTGCTTACTTTTTAAGATTTAGAGCTGGTGATGGAACAGCAGGTAACAATACTACAAGTAATAGTCTTTCCATTGCTCAAGTAGCCGTATCAACTTTACCACAATTTTTTGATGACAACACTCATACAGTTGTTTGGGCGATAGATAGAAGCATTGGTAAAACTGAAATATACATAGATGGGCAACTTGTCGCTGATGGACAAACATCTGACGGAAGTTCAGTGGCTTGGGCTGGAACTGCTAATGGTGGTTTTGGAAGCACAACGGGAACACCTCCTGGTGGCAGTTCAGACGATGG